GGATGTGCCGGTTGCGGCTCGGGGAAGCATATTAATCGTGAACGGTGTCAGGCACGATTTGTCTAAGCTTAGCGTCCCGCTGCCAAAAATAATAAATGGAGTGTCCCCAGAAAACGTGTCAATGGAAACGGCAGACGAGGATGAGCCGTGGGAGGCCCCCAATCTCGAAGATTTTACGGATAAAAGCTGGGACGAGTTAACCGATGCCGAGAAAAGACGCATTGCCGGGCATTTTGCCTGGGCTGCATCCATGCCACCCGAAAGATATGGGGATCTTAAACTTCCACATCATAGGCCAAGCGATGGCAAGGTGGTGTGGCGAGGTGTAGCAAATGCGGCGGCCAGACTTGAGCAGAGTAACATCCCACAAGCCGACATGAGTAAAGTAAAAAATCATCTTGGAAGGCATTATGAGCAGTTCGACAGGACCCCGCCCTGGGAAGACAAAGCGGGAAATAATGAAAGTAAAAAGGAGGGCAAGCTGTTGGAAGCTAAAACTGTAGAAGAATTAAAAACAATATATCCAGATCTCGTAGCAAAGATAGAAGCGACGGCAAGAGAAGAGGGCATGAAGGCAGAAAGGGAAAGGATTAAGGCAATAGACGAGATTGCATCTGTCATGCCAAAGGATCTTGAAACAAAGGCAAAGTTTGAATCTCCCATGACGGTAGAGCAGGTTGCGATAGAGCTGCTAAAAATAGAGGCAGCCAAAAAGAAAGAGGCTATGGCTAAGATGATGGCCGACAGTCGTGATTCGGGTGTTGACGATATAAACGTTGCCCCCGAGGCTCACGACGATAAGGTACAGAAGGAAGTAGTTGTAAAGTCCATGGCTGAATTAATAAGCAAAAGGAGGGCAAAGAAATGGCAGAATTAGTACAAAATCTCGGCTCTTTTGTGCCAGACAACTTAATAGTTGACGGATCGGTGCCGGTCCTAACAAAGGCTGTAAAACTGGATGCCGGGCAAGGGATATTGCAAAGAGGGACAGTATTAGGCAAGATAACTAAAGCCGTTGGTGAAATTGTGGGACCAGTGGTGCTTGGTAAGGCAGCAAAGCTTGGGACCTATACTTTAACATGTACAACTGCTACAGATACTGGGATTGCGGCCGTATTTAAAGTAGTTGATCCCGATGGTATGCGTTTAGACGATGCAACGGCAGGCATACCATATGTCGGGCCCATCAATTTTACGATTACAGAAGGGACTGGCTTTGGTGTTGGTGACGAAATTTCTATCCCAGTCGTAGCAGGCAGCGGTCAGTATACAATTGTCAATTCTACAAATGTAGATGGCAGTCAGGATGCGGATTGCATTCTTGCCGATGATGTCGACACGACCGAAGAAAGCGTAGTGGCAGTCGCATATACGAGCGGGCATTTTAACAGGAAGGCTCTCGTATTTGGCGGGGCTGACACCGCAGACATGCATGAGGCCAAGTTGCGTGAGCTTGGGATATTCCTGAGCGATAACGTGCCTTATTAAAAGGAGAGTGATATAGATGGCAATAAATATTTATGAAACCAGGATGATGTTGCAGGCAATAGAACAGTCTTTGCCTGCACAAACATTTTTAAGAGATACGTTTTTCCCTGGAATTCAAACTTTCGTAACTGAAAAAGTTGATGTAGACGTTAAGAAGGGCAAGCGCAAAATGGCGCCCTTTGTGGCTCGAAGGCGTGGTGGGATTACTGTTGACAGAGGCGGATTCAGCACTGAGACTTACACCACCCCATACATCGCCCCCCAAAGGGCTATTACTGTCGATGACATCATGAACAGAGGCCTTGGAGAAAACATTTATAGCACGAAGACGCCACAGGAGAGAGCACAAGAGCTGCTTGCCAAAGACATAGCCGAGCTTGACGAGATGATCACCAGGCGTGAGGAGTGGATGTGCAGAGAACTGCTGCTCAACGGGGTTGTGACGATCAAGGGTTGGGTTGACAGGATCGATGGCGGTGCAGATTACGTCGAGGACGTAATAGACTTTCAGTTTACGAATATGGAAACGTTGGCTGGAGGTGCCGCATGGGACCAGTCAACGTCTAAGAAGATAGACGACCTGAAGCGAATAAGG